GGCGATCACATTTGTCGGGTCGACCGCAGGGCTTGCGATACTCGGTAATGAGGCGCTGACGCAAAACCTGTTCGTGATTGAAAACCGGCTGGGCTCGCGCGTCGATGTAAACGTGCGGCGGCTGTTGATACAGTTGGATCACACGGCTGTACTCACGTCTGTCATGCCGTTGGTGAAAACGTCTCGTGCGACGGGCATCAGCGGCGGCGCGGCGCTTCCGGGCGGGCGGTTTAATACCGCCCTGGCAGCGAGCGGCCCGAAGGTCGTCATGTCGGCGGCAGTGGCAGACGCATTGCCGATTGTGGCAACGGCAGGCAACATCGTGTGGCAGCAGTATCTCGCCAGGGCTCACACTCTTGCCGAGCAGTTTATCGCAGCCGATGGAAACGCCTTACCGGCAATGGTGGCGAATAGCGGAAAAGAGTTCAAGTTACGTCCGAACGAATCAATGCTGGTGCAAGTCGTCGCGCCAACCGTGGCAACAAACACGTTGCAAATGAACAATTGGTTTGTTGCCTGTTCGTGGGAGGAGGACTCGATCGCCACGTTTGCGATCAGCGGCCAAGTGACATTGAGCGCGGTCGGCGTAGCCGGTGCGAAAGTTGTGATTATCGAAGCTGACGACGAATTGATGACCAACGCGGTACTCGTTGAAACCAAGACCTCGGACGGATCCGGCAATTGGAGTTCCAGCATTTCTGTTGGCAAAGTCGGTGTCGCATTTACGCAGTACAAATCGGGGCCGACGTACTACACGGCATTGTCGCAGCCATATTTGAAGCAATAAAATGCCTTACACGCCGCCGATTCTGACTGCGGTTGACCAGTCGCTTTACGCGATCACCCCGGCAGCGTTGCCCGGCACCACGCAGGCGCTATCGGCGTTTACACCGGCAATCCCCGGCGCGGTAAATTTTGCGCTGGCGGCCTACACGCTGCCGACATTCCCGGCAGTAGATTTTCTGCTTGATTACGTGCCGGTAAGCGGCGGTGTAATAGAGTCAGACGCCATCGCCAACGGCGTTGCAACGGCAGCGGCCATCGGCGCGGCTATTAGTACCAGCGTGGCGACGGTTGCGGGTGCTGCGACTGGTGCTGCAGTATCGGGCGCGGTCGCGGCATCGGTTGGTGCGGCTGCTGGTATTGCAGCGGTCGTGGGTCTTGCAGCCTCTACCAATACGAGCGTCGGCGCGGTTGCGGGCGCTGCCACCGCCACCGGATTATCTGGCCTGATTGTCGCGTCGGTTGCGACGTCTGCGGGCGCTGCCGCCGCACAGGCCGACGCTGAGACTGGCGGCGTACCTATCGCAGTCGAGCCACCCGTATCGCCGCCGACTTACTCGGGCGGTAGTTCTGGCCGGGCTGATGTGGTGTTCATGCCGGGCGGCTTTGTCATGCCACCGGACGAACCGGACGAGCCGGAAGCGATTGCTGTTCAAACCGTGCCGATTAAACCCGTGCCGATTGTTCGGCCTGGCGATGGCGGGCTTTCCGACGCGGTGCCAGTCATCACCGCGGCACCACAAGACAAAGGCGCGGCGGCTGCTGTCGCCGCATTGATCCGGCAAGCAGGGCGTGAAGCTATGTTGCAACAACAACAAGCAGCCGCATTGGAGATCGAAAAGGTGCAGCGCCGGAAAGACCTGCTGATGCTGATTGCCATGAGCGAATTAGACGAAGATTGATTCCGACTGCGGCCAATGGCCGTAATCGAAAATGATTTTTACGTGAGGCGCGACGATACACCGCCAACCGAAAAGCCACCCGCCAAGGTGGCTTTTTGCATTTCCGCTTCCACGCGATACATGGAGAGAACGATGGCAACCCTTGAAAACATGATGATGAATATTGACAATCTCGACGAGAACAACCCTGCTCACATGGAGGCGCTAATTCAGGCTATCTCTGGCGGCGCGGTCGGTCCACTCGAGGGGCAACCCGCAGCAAATCTACCCGAACCAGTCGTAGCGTCTGAACCCGAAACAAAGGCCGAAGAAGTACCCGTGAGTCCCGCGATAGAGGACCGTGCCCCAGTAGCGACAAAGGACGGCAAACACACCATCCCGTATTCAGTTCTGGAAGATACGCGCAAGGCAAGAGAACAGGCCGAAGCGCGCAACACCGAATTGTCGAAGTCCGTTGAGGACGCGCGCGCCCGCATCAAAGAACTTGAAACGGCGAAAGCGAACGGGGAGCAAACCCAAGCGACACAGGCCGAAGCCGACGATTTACGCGAGTTACTCGACGGCTTGGCTGACGAACATCCGAAAATAGCCGATGTCTTGGGCGCGCTGGTGGCGCGAGTGGAGAAAGCAGAGCAGGCCGCAACTGTCGCACCGAAGGCGCAAGTTGCTGACGATGATGGCATGCCCCCGGAAGTTCGGGCGGCAATCGATGCGGTACCGGCTATTGCTTCATGGGAGGCAAACAACGCAGTGTTGTTTGCGGAAGCTGCGTCAATTGATGACCGATTGAAGTTAAAGCCGGAATGGGCTACGAAGTCCATGTCTGACCGCTTCAACAAGGTTGTCGAAATCATGCGCGCCGAACACGGCGATTCAATCATGCCAACGGGCTCCGTTGCACCGTCAGCCAAGCCGGCCAAACCGGCTCCAACGGTTGACGACGTTGTGATCAACACCCTATCCGATATACCGGGCGGCACACCCACGGCGCAAAACGCCTTGCAGCAACTTGAATCCGCGAGTCCTTCCGAGATTGCTAACCAGCTCTCGAAGATGGAATCGACGGAGGACATTCTGCGTTTCGTCACCCGGTAGTCGGCTTCCAAATTTTCATTTAGGAGCTACATACCATGGCAGCAACCTCAATTAACACGGCGGATGCAGTCACCGTCAAGAAGTTCTCGGCGGCTCTGTTCGCCACCACCATCCGCACCCCGAACGAGATGAAGAATCTCACGGGCAATGCGCCGACGCAATCCGAAGCCGAAGCAAAGATGAAAGGCCAAACCGCTCCCGGTATGCCGATCGTCCGTGTGACGGACCTGAGCAAGTGTGCCGGCGATAAAATCTCCGTCGATATGTTCAACATCGTCGGCGGGCGTCCGGTCATGGGCGATCGTACTGCATCCGGCAAGGGCGACAAACTCACGTTCTCCAGCATGGATGTGGCGATCGACCAGGCGACCAAGGTCGTTGACCTTGGCGGCCGCATGACACAGCAGCGTACTGTGCACCAGTTGCGCACGATCGGCATGGCGGCACTGGCTGGCTACATGCCTCGCCTTGAGTCGCAGCAGTGCCTTGTGCACATGGCCGGTGCGCGCGGTGTGCAAGGCGGTATCGACTGGGCGGTGCCCCTGCAATCTGACGCTGAGTTTGCCGAAATCATGGTGAACCCTGTTCGCGCTCCGACCTTCAACCGCCATTGGGTTGTCAACGGGGCCAACTTGACGGCTGGCGGTCAGCAACTCGGCTCGATCGCCTCGACCGATGCGTTCACTCTCGCGCATTTGGATGCGCTGCGCATTTGGCTGGACGATTTGGAGTTCCCGCTCCAGCCGGTGCAGATCGCGGATGACCCGTATGCGGCCGACGAGCCAATGTGGGTGTTGTTGGCCTCGCCGCGCATGTATGCGCAGTTGTTGGCGCAGGCGTCCGGCATCCGCGCCTTTCAGCAAAATGCTTGGAACCGCGCTTCGGCCGGCTCCAAGCATCCGCTGTTCAAGGGCGAAGTCGGCATGTGGAACGGTATCTTGGTGAAGAAGATTTCACGCTCGATTCGCTTCCTGCCGTCCGACACGACGCAGATCGTCACGTCGGCCAACGCGGCCGCCGCGACCGAAACAACGCAGACCGTCAACGCAGGCTTGACTGCCGGTTTTGGCGTTGAACGCAGTTTGCTGCTGGGCGCACAAGCACTCTGCAACGTGTACGGCCGCAATGCGGGCTCGGATTTCTACTACGAGTACATGGAGGATGTGTACGACTTCAAGCGCAAGCGCGAAATCGCAGGCGCTTTCATGGGCGGCAAGGCGAAAACACGCTTCGCGGTACCGGACGCGGCGGGCAACACCATCCCGACCGATCACGGTGTGGCCGTCATCGACGTCGCAGTTCGACTCTAAACCGGCCCGGGCTGGTAGCACTTTCGCTACCGGCCCAACAAACTCGAAAGGAATTTCAGCATGCCAGATATCTTCGCAGCTTCATATAAGAACCTTCCCCTGCACAGCCACGCTTACGGCAACGCGTACAACGAAGCTCACCGGTTCGCCCGCGCCGCCGCTGCTGCCGACAAGCTATTTTTCGGCATCATCCCGGCCGGTACCGAAGTCACGTCTTTGGAACTGATCAACAGCGCCATTGCAACAGCAACGCTGACGATCGGTTTCGAGCCGGATGACGCACTCGGCCCTACGGCCGTGACAAACCAGTGGTTTGCAGCAGGCACGACGGTTGCAACTGCGGCACGTCGACAGTCAATCTCGCAGCCAATCCGCTTTGATCGTGACGTTCGCATTGTCGCGGTCTTGGCTGCTGCGAGCTTGGTCGTGGCCGACCTCTTGACCATTGTGGTCAACGGCAAGGTCGTCCAAGTCCGTTAAACCCGTTCGCGGCGGAGTGCTTTCGCTCCGCCGCAATTTGCAAAGGAGTTTCACCATGACCAAAATTAAGTACATCGGACCAAAAGACGAACTGCCTGATTTTCCATCAGGCTCCGGGCTGAACTGGACGCCAAACCTTGCGATCGACGTAAAAAATGAAGTCGCGGCCGCGCTGTTGGTCTATGCGGACTCGTTCACGACCGAAGGCGAAGTGGAAGCAGAAGTGATCAAGCAGCCGGAAAAAAAGAAAGACGACGACGAGGATATTTTCGCCAACGTCAATGTGCTGGCGATGACCAAGCCGGTATTGGTGCAGTACGCGCACCGGACATTCGGTGTTGCGCTCGACGCCAACCTGAAAAAAGATGTGCTGGTTGACAAGGTAAATCAGCTGATCAAGGGCGCAAGGATCGTTGAGTAATGCCATTTACCGCACAATCCGCGATTGATCTTGCCCGGCTGGATCTGAACGACGCAGCGAAGGTGCGCTATCCTGACGCCGATTTGCTGCGCGCGCTCAACGCTTTCCTCGATTCTGTCTCGCTTGTGCGGCCTGACCTATTCACGATCCAGCATGCGGCGCTGCCGACCACGCCGGATACCGTGCAGCAGGACGTTATTGATCAGGATGCTCTGGCGATCTATGACGTGTACGCGGTCACGGGCGGTGCGGCAATTACCGAGTGCGACCATGAAACACTTTCGCGCGCGGTGCCGGGCTGGGCCTCGGAGCCTTCCGGCACCCCGTATCACTGGATGCGTCACCCGAGCGACCCGGCCAAGCGCGATGCAACCAAATATTTACTTTACCCGCGCCCGCTGACCGGCATCACGCTGGTGGCGCAAGCGGCGTATGCACCCGTTGATTTGTTGATTGGTGGCACCGTTCCGCTACCAAACTCCTACATCGATGTGGCGGCGCATTACATCGTCTACAAAGCTGAGTCTCGGGACGACGAGCATGTCTTGTCCGGCCGCGCCTCTGTGGCGCTTGGGTTCGTGGAGCGAGCTCTCGGCGTGTCACTGCAATCCAAAGTTGTGATCAAAGAAGGCAGGCCAGGATGACAACCTACGTGGCCATGGTGCCAAACATTGCGGTCAATGTCCCAATGTGCCCGCGTCCGTTGATCATCACGGCGCTGCAGCAGACTGCACAAGACTTCTTCACCTCGACAAAGGTGTGGCAAGAAACGCTCGATGCGCTGAATGTGTCGATCACGGTACGAGATATTGACATTGAACACCCTACCGGTGCCCGCGTGGTCTCGATCCTGAGTGCCAAGTTTGGCGCTGAACCGTTGACCGTTAAGACGCAATCGCAACTGGCCGGCCTATATGCCGATTGGCGAACGGAAACAGGCGACCCAAAGTATCTGACGATGCAATCCCCGGATATGGTCAGGCTGGCGCCTCACCCCTCGGTAATTGGCAAGATCATCATCACCGCGGCGCTCGCGCCAACGCTCACTTCGACCGAGATACCCGACGCGCTGGCGGCCGAATATCAAACCGCGCTCGAGCATGGCGCAACCAAGCGGCTGTTGATGCAGGCAAAGAAGGCGTGGACCGACACAAACCTTGCCGGGTATCACGGTTCGCAGTACGCCATGGCCGTGTCAACAGCGTTTGCCCGGCAGTCCAAAGCCTATACAGGTGCCAAGTTGCGCTCACGATTGGAGTACCGATAAATCATGCCTGTCATCACCCAACCAGTTACCTGCCAGTTCAACGACCAGAACGGCAACGGCGTTGCCGGTGCGACCGTCACATTCAAACTGAACCGCCGCGAGATTTATCTCGGCATTGTTGCCCCTGAACGGATCGAAGCCATCGCCAATGCGAGCGGTCTGGTCGTGGTCAACCTGTTCCCGAACGCGCTTGGTGCTGCAGGATCCCTTTATAGCGTCAAAGCCTACAATCCGGACGCCGGCAAGATCATGGACACGTTTTGCAGCGTGCCAAACAGTCCGAGCAACCTGCACCAAATATTGACGGAAACGCCATATCCGACCGTGGATGCGAGCCAAGCGGCATTGGTTGCGGCGCAAGGTGCGCTGGCCGCTGTCACCACACAGGCAGGCATTGCGACGGCTGGTGCGACGACCGCGACCACACAGGCAGGCATCGCCACGGCGCAAGCTGTAATTGCCACCACACAGGCAAGTAACGCCTCGACTAGCGCGACGAACGCCAGCACATCGGCCACCAACGCAGGGATCTCGGCAACGGCCGCATCCGGATCGGCGGCGACCGCTTCTGCTGTCCTGGCGAACGCCGCGTTTATCGCCGTCAATGCTGGGCTAACTAACATCACGACCGTTGCCAACAATATCGCCAACGTCAATACCGTGGCGGGAATATCTGGCAACGTCACCACCGTTGCCGGTATTTCGGCGGCGGTCTCGGCGGTCAATGCGAACGCCGCCAACGTCAACGCTGTGGCTGCGGTGGCCGCGAGTATTCCGCAAGTGGCCGCAGTTGCCGCGAGTGTTGCCACGGTGGCCCCGATAGCGGCCAACGTCACCACCGTTGCCGGTGTGGCCGCAGCAGTAACGACCGTTGCTGCAAACAGTTCTAATGTGGGCGTCGTCGCCGGGATCTCGGGTAACGTCACCGCTGTCGCCGGCGTGGCCGCGAACGTCACCACGGTTGCCGGTGTTGCGGTCAGCGTTGCGACGGTTGCCGGTGTCGCGGCCAATGTTGCGACCGTTGCCACCAACATTGCTGCGGTGAATACCAATGCCGCTAACATCGCCGCCATTCAAGGTGCAGCCGCCAATGCTGGTATCGCCTCGGCTTCGGCTATCGCCGCCAACGCCAGCGCAGGTGCCGCCTCGGGTTCTGCCGCCTCTGCGCTAGCCATTTTTGGTAACACCGCCGCCATGAATGCAGCGGGCACTGCCGCCGCCAACTCTGCCAGCAACGCCGCCGCCTCTGCGCTCTCCGCATCGAGCGTGGTGCAGCAAGACTTATCGGCCATTGCCGCCGCATTGCATCGTTCACCCAATGCCATCACCGCGCTGTTTGTGTACGACACCGCAAAAGACTCGGACGCCGGTGCGTGGCGCAAGCGGATGCGCGATAAGTCGTGGATGACCGAGCCATTGGGCGGCAAGTGGCTGAATGCTCATGCAACCGAATCGCTGGCGAGAACAATCGGCGCATCAACCTACGGCTCTGAGTTGGTGACGAATGGTACGTTTGATACAAACACGACGGGGTGGACGGCGGGCGCTCAAGGTGCGCTTTCAGCAGTAGGCGGCACTCTCCGCGTTACGCTAGTGTCCGATGGTTTTGGTAGAGCAATTAGTTCCGCAATAGCAACCGTCGCCGGTAGAACTTACAGGGTCAGCGTAATGCCTGTGAGTTCCGTAGCAACAGGTGCAAGTGGGATAGCCATGGGAGCATCGAGTAGCAATGATTCAACCAGCTTAGAGCTTGCAGTCGTAGCGGTTCCAGTACTGGGCGCGCTCGCTGTCTTCACGTTCATCGCAACTGGCAGCGCGTCGTATGTAAAGGTTGGCACTAGTAGTGGCTGGCTAACTGGCAACACAGCAAACTTTGATAACATTTCCTGTCAAGAAATCGTCACCCAAACCGCCACCACTGGGGACTTCTTCCAGCTTACGACAGACGGCAGGTTCTACGGCCTGAACAAAAACCGCTTGCTCAGCACCGCCACGCTTGGCACGCAAACTGTACAGCTTGGTGCAGGCACATACACTCTGTCGAGCACAACCGGCTCAACCGGCTCAGTTGCAATCTCTGGGACATTTGTGACAGGCACGCCAGTCACCCATACATCGCCAACCGCAACAACCTTTGTGGTCACGGCAGGCTCCAACGTGACGTTTACGGTTACTGGCTCGGTGTTGACTGCACAGTGCGAACTGAGTGCAGTGGCGACGACATACCAAGCAAACACCGGCACATCGGTAACAGAAACGTTCCGTGGCAACACCGCCGAAGCCCCCGCGCTGCCGCTGCTGGTAGCCGAGGCAGCGCGGCTTGTGATCTACGCAGGCGACCAGCCGGGACGCCCGATGTGGGCAGTGATCGTAACCAGTGGCGCATTGGCCGTAGGCAACATCAACGGCATTGCCGCACTGAACGGCAGCATACAAGTTGCGGGGTCGTCCGGCCTTGGCCGCATTGATCTGGCGGCAGATTTTATTCGAGTCCGCACCTCTGCCGCAGTCACGCGCCAGAATAGCATTGCCACCCGTAATACCGCAGCATTGCTCCCCGAGGCGGGGCCAGCGGTGATTGTTAATAGCGGCGTCAACGCCGTCGCCATGACTGTGTTGCCCGATGCGCCATTCGACCCTGTGACGGGGTTGCAGATTCCGACGATTGCCGTGGCAACGGCTGGTGGTGTGAGTGTGATTCGGCACGATGGAACAGTGGTTACGCCGTTAGGCGGCTTAAATCGAGTGTTTTTCCGAGAGAACGGAGACATCATCACAGGTGACTCCGCTTCGACTGAGCTTATCCGTGTGGCTTTTGCCCCACGGTACGCTGCTGATTTCACCACAATTTATGCGGTCACGGCAACATTGCCACCCGTAGGCCCGAACTTGGGGAAAAACGCAATAGCGGGCGGTCGAGGTCGTTTTGCGGTAGCGACTAATTCAGGGGTTCATATCGCCCGCGAAAATAGAAGCACAACCACTGCGACGCTCGTAGCCACCATTCAAAGTTTATTCAACACCGGCTACATGACCGGCGACATTCGCCGCTGCCTGTTATCGTCCAACGTGGTTGGGTCTATATCGTCGCCTGAGTTGGTGACGAACGGGACGTTTGATGTAAACACGGCTGGCTGGACAGGCAGCAACGCAACGCTGTCGGTTGTCGGTGCAGCCCTCAGAATCACAGTCACAGCCAACGGCGCGGCGAACGGGTCGCGGGCGATTACCTGCGTGGTTGGTACGGCGTACCTTGCATCGATGCAAGTCACAGCAGACGCAGTGACGGGCAACATGAGCCTGTCGGTTGGCACAGCACTTGGTGGAGCTAGCACCGCAACGGTCGCGCTCGCCAGCGGCACCGGTACTATCTCTGTGGCGTTCATCGCCACCACCACGGCGCACTTTGTTTCCGCAACCGCAGCAGCAGGCGCGCTTGCCGCTGAGACATTCGACGTTGACAACATCTCCGTTAGAGAAGTCATCGCCGATCGCAGCTATCGCAATCAACCACTCTCAATTTTCGGAACGCTGACCACGGCAGTCGTGGGGGCTGGTTGCGACCTTGTTGCGTACTCTGGATTTAGTGCAGCAAACTACGCGCAGCAGCCATTCAGCGCCGATCTGGATTTCGGTGTCGCAGATTGGACAGCAGCGGCGTTTGTGAATATTCCAACCGGCAACGTGGCGGCGGCAACAATCCTCGCACGGTCGTTTTCAAGCGGACCCTCGATCACGTTTGGTATTACGTCCGGCAATCTTCTGACCGCAAGTGTATTCGACGGCACCACTACCCGCACCGTCACCAGCGCCGTCGCTTACAACTCGGCAACTCCGATTAAAGCCCGCGTCAGCTATCGCACCGATGGCTCGTTGACTTTACTCGTCAACGCCGTGCAGGTTGGGCAAACCATTGGCGCACCGCTGCTGACGCTAAACAATGCTTCAGCGGTTCTCACCGTTGGAAATAACCGCGATTTGAACGCGGCGTTTCCGGGCTCGATTACGCTGGTCAAACTCGGCGCAACTGTGCCAACCACAGAGCAGGCACAGTGGATGTACGCACAGGAAGCGGCAATGTTTCAAGCAGGTGCAAAGTGCGTGCTGCCAGATTCAAACGCCATCATCGACCTTGCATACGATGATCTCACTGATCAGTGGAATGCGATTACAAGCGCAAACGAATCGACGTTTACAGGCTTGGTTCGCACCGCCACTGCGCCGGTGTCGTCAGGCACATTTAGCAGGAGCGCGACACAATCCGGCGTGAAGCTGCTGTCTCGCGCAACCACCATTCCGGGAGTTGACGTTACGATTCCAGCCTACGGGTTACGCGAAGAATTGGTGCGACGTGGCGAAGCAGCGGCGGCACAAAGCAGAACGCAAACAATCTTTGATTACGTTGGCGGCTTTACCGCAACCACGACCACTGCCGCAGCGACCGCCAACACGCTGACCGCCGTATCGGGTGTTACGCCGAACGCATCACACATCGGCATGTTCGTCACCGGGTCAGGCATTCCTGCCAGTACGAACATTACCGGCTTTCTAGGCGCGGTGTTCTACATTTCAAAGCCAGCAACCGCTGCCGCTTCGGGTGTGTCTATCTCCTTCACCGATTTCGCGTTACCTGTTGGCTACACAGCAACCACAGTAGCAAACGCAGGCACGCTACGGGAAGAAGGGGCCAGCAAAACGTGGACACGACTGTTCGACGGGCAAAAAGAAACAATCAGGTTCGGCACCGCGCCGGGAGTTTCGGCGTGGGTGCAAATAGTCGGGAGAAAAGTATGATCGACTTAATGAAAAACGATGTGTGGTCTGAAGCCGACATTGCCAACCGCGCCCGCGAAACAGTGGCGAGCGTCGTGAGCGAAGCAAGGCAGAACGAGCTACGCACGATTATGATCGGGCACGTCGCCAGCCTGCGAACCGCAACGGCTGACGAGCTTGCGGAAATCATGCGGGTCAAAACGCTGGTTGAGACGGCTGATGACAATACCCGCGCCGCGAGGCTGGACATGGCGCTGCTGAAAAGTGTCATGGCGCTTGAGCGCGCGAATGTGCGTCTGAGCTTGCCGGTCGTCGAGGATGATGAAACAGACACGGCAGAGAGGGCCGCAGCGCAAGCAATCGTCGATTCTGCCTCGACTGCCGTGTGCGAGTTGTGCTTGCTGCGTAATCCCGCGCCAACCCCTGTTGAGGTGATTAAATGAACACGACACAAGTGAGAATTTTCCAGTGGTGCAGTTGGCCTACGGCAGCCTTGATCAGCATCGTCATTGCTCTGCTGCTTGGGGGCTGTGGCGACACGTCAAAGCCGAACGAAGTAGGCAAGGCTGATATGTGTGGATACACATGGTCTAAGACGCAGCCGGTCGCATCAATCATCACGATTCGCCACGAACCGGACTGGAGAAACTATCCCGGAACCTGTCGGCAGTTTGGCGTACGCGGCTGTGCTGCCAGAACGGTTGTGGGCGATACCCACATTGTCGATATTCTGGTTCGTGAACCAATCGAAACGGCGGTCACTCAAGTGGGTTCGTGCAATGTAATCGACCACGAACTACGCCACGCGAAAGGCGAAGTCCACGCCGAAGCGCATAGCTACACCCCGCAGGACCATACGAGGCGCTGATGATTCATTTACGCGCGTTCACTGGCGAAATTCCGCGCACGGCCTCTCCAATTCTGCCGGAAAATGCCGCTGTGCTGGCGCAAAACTGCGACTTCTCGCGCGGTGCGCTGTGGCCAGTCAAAGCGCACGCAACATTTCGCACGTTGGCAGCAAGCATTGTCAGCCTGTGGACTGAGGCCGGAACCACATTTCTGACGTGGCCCGAGGATGTCAACGTGGTGCGCGGGCCGGTGCGCGAAGATCAATTCGAGCGGCTCTATTATTCAAGCGCCTCGGACTTTCGGGTAACGCAACGCGCCCAAGCGGTCATTGGTGGCGGCCCGCCTGTAACGAGCTTCAAAGTCGGTGTGCCGCGCCCGCCTGCGGCACCCTCTGTTTCTGTTGTTGCCAGAGGGGCGATCCCGGACAGCATCGCGCTGACGTGGCGGTTTTACTACGAATCTGGCGGCGTGAAGTACCAAGAGCAAACCATCACGCCCACACAAGTGACGCTTGGCCGTGTTTACACTTTTACTGCGCCCGCGCTCACCAGCGAAGTGCCTGGCACGGCGGCGACGAACATAGCGACCACGGTAAACGCTGCGCCTGGTGCGACGACAACAACGAATACGACGACCGGCACGCCCGCGACGACGACTACCACCGTCCTTACGCCTTCGGCGTCGACCGGCACAGTCACAACGCAGACGGCCGCTGTCGGCGCATCGCTGAAAACGGAAACGGCTGAAACGCTCAAGCAGACACCGATCGGCGCGATCCCGTGCGTCGAAATCATCGGCACGGCTGCTGGCGCGCAAGCTTTCCGGGCGGCATCGTCAAACAGTAGCTTTGCCAAGAACAACGAAGTGTCTGCTGTCAACGGCATGGTCGTTGAAGTCACTTCAACACCATCATCGCCGGTGACAGTCACGCTCAAGTACGGCGAAGGCTTTACACAGACCCGCGCGTTTGTCTACACGCTGGTCAACGCCTGGAACGAAGAAGGCGCACCCTCGGACCCGATATCTTGTTCGCATGACTTCATGCAGAACCCTGAGTTAACGCTGCCGAACGTGACGGCGACCGGCTTGGTGACCATTACGCGGGCAAGAGTGTATGGCACGATCACCACATCGCAAGGCACCGCGGACTATCAGCTAGTCGGAGAACTCACGTTCGCAAACGTGGCTCCGGTGGCCTACACCGCTTCGATCAGCCCCACGCTATGGGGCAGGGTGCTCGACACTGTTGGATTCTTGCCGCCGCCTGCTGGGTTGACCAATATTGTCAGTATGCCAAACGGCATTATTGCCGGGTTCAAGGGGGATGAGGTTTGGTTTTCTGAGTCCTATCGGCCGTGGGCGTGGAACCCCGAGAACATGATTAAGCTGCAATACGTTGCGGTCGGCGCAGTGCTGTCCGGGCGCAATCTGCTGGTGACAACCGTAGGCAAGCCGTACCTGATCTATGGCAGTTTGCCTTCTGCGATGCAGGAAGATCTGATTGAGGCGGTGCAAGCCGGCGTTGCGAAAAACGCAATCTGTGACTGCGGCGGGTTTGTGGTCTATGCGTCAAACGACGGGCTGGTGATGGTGCGGGGCGGTCAAGCCTCGCTGGAAATGTCGCAACGGTTCTTCTCGCGCAAGGAATGGCAGACACGCTACGGCGCGGTGCTCGGCACGATGAAGCTGGCGTACCACGATGGCGCGCTGATTGGCTTCACCACAAGCGCGGGCGGCTTCATCATCCGTTTCGACGAGGCCGAAGGAAACTACACCCAGGCTCCGACGCTGAACGCGGCGGGGGCGTTTCCGCTGGTGGTTGCGGACAGCCTGTACTTTGCCGTGGGAACCAGCGTGTTCCAGTACGCAGGGGGGGAGGGGTTTCAGACGTTCGTGTGGATATCGAAAGAATTTACACTTGATCGACCAACCAACTTAGGCGCACTTCAAGTGATTGGAAACGGAAGCGTGCAAGTGACAGTGATTGCCGACGAGGTTTATCTGCCGACCATCACCTTTGCGACCGGCAAAGGTACGGCGCGGTTGCCGTCCGGCTTCAAAGCGCGGCGCTACCAGATCAAACTTGAGGGGAGCGGATCAGTGCAGGAAGTATTGCTGGCGCCAACAATGGAAGCCCTCGCCCGTGGCTAACAACGTCGTTCCGCAGATACCGGACTCGGCCGGGGTGTCGGATCCGGCAACGCGCCGAGTGTTGCAGGCGATTACCGAAGTCTTGCGGGTACGAAACGGCGACGTAGGCAAAGGCGAGAACGCTTTTTTGACTAGGGCGGGCTTAGAGGATTTGCTGGGCAGCGATAACTTCAACATGCTCACAGAGGACGCTACGCCGGTCAGCCCCAGCGGACAGCGCCGCGTAAGGATGGCGGACATTATTCGTGACTTGCAAAACGACATTGCCGGCAGTCCGCTCTATATTCAGCTAGGGCAGGCCATCGACATGATCACCAAGCCGACTACCGGTTTACTGGCTCGGGTCGGTCGCTCAGAGTTGTACCTGCAAAACGAAGTGGTGCAGCGCATCAACGATGGTAATGCGTTCTATCAGAGCTCAATGACGCAATGGTCGCAAACGGGCGCGAATGTGGCGGCGATCAGGACCGAGCTGACGACGACGACCAGCCAAGCGGGCGCTACGGCCTCGGCGGTCACAACACTTTCTTCGACGGTCGGCGCGAACACCGCTGCGATCAGCTTAAATCTTTCGACGCAAGCCACTATTAACGGGTATTTGGGCGCGCAGTTCACGCTGCGCTTCGATGTCGGCGGCCGTGTGTCCGGGTTTGGATTTTCGGCTACGAATGCTGGCGCAGCCGGTGCGTCCAGCAGCCAGTTTATTGTGCGGGCAAATACCTTTGCCATTGGCGGGCCGGGCGAACCGGGCGATCCGGTGGGTACGTTAGACGCGATACCGTTCATTGTCCGAACACAGTCATTCGTGTCAAACGGCACTACGCGACCGGCTGGCGTTTATATGCCTGCGGCCTTTATGGGTTATTTTGTGGCCGACGCTGGGCATATCGGCAACGCCACGGTGGATACGATCAAGATCGCTGGGAACGCGGTCACGATTCCTGTCAATGCCTTCCAAGGTGCACCAATTACGCTCACGTCGACAACGCAAGATTTAGCGAGCGTAGTGGTGACTTACGCAGCGGGCTTTGCGCCGCAAAAAGTGGTGGTGCTGTTTTCGTTCAGGACCGTCCCATTTGGTGGGGCTGGGCCCGGCGAGCTGAATTTTGGTCTTCGCCGTAACGGAAATGGTATTTATGGCGGCTCAATCTCTGTTCTTGGTGGATACGCTAGCGCGCCAGCCGGGGGAGCGCCGGACGATCCAGGCGTTGGCACGCACACATATACGCTTTATGCGCTAACCAATACAATTCAGATGGACGCCTTCGACGGGCAACTAACGGTGTTGGGGGCGCTGCGATGAGCGGAATGAGCGACTACGTTGTGTTTAACACGCAGACGGGTGAAGTGATCCGGTACGGGATTTGCCAAGGCGCTATGGTTGACCAACAAGTCGGCCACATCAATGAGGCCGCATTGCCGGTCAAGGTAGACCCACAAAACGAATACATCGACCTCATCACTCGACTGGTGACGCCGCTCAAAACAATGGCAATCGTGCAGTCGGGATTGCTTATTTCTGGTCTGCCTAACCCTTGTAAGGCAAGGGTAGAGGGGCAAACCTACACCGTAGGCGATGGCAATATTGAGTTCGACTTCACCTATCCCGGCCTCTACAAAATTACCTTAACTTCGCCGGAATACCGATCTGCGAACGTGACAATTCAAGTATGAAGATCAAACATCAGAGTAACGCGGATGACCGTCGCCGCAAGGAATATCCGGAGGCTGGCGACCAGCTTGATGCGCTGTGGAAGTTCATTCAAAGCCTACCGATCAATCAGGTGCCGGTCGAGGTTCAGGTGATGATGCAGCGGGTTCGTGGGGTGAAAGACAAGTTCCCGAAGCAGGGTAAGGTATGACCGCGCTAGTCTCGGGCCGTACATCATGGCGGATCGGTACGCCTTCTGTCACATTCGCGCAAGTTGCGCGCCTTGAGGACGAAATCGCCGCGCTGCCGATGGCTGCTTGCCCGGTGGTGGAGTACCACACGGGCGATATGTACGTCCGTGAAATGACGATACCGAAAGGCGTTGTGGCCGTGGGTGTGGTGCATAAGACTCGGCATATTGTGACCATATCGAAGGGTGACGTAACCATCTGGACTGACGGCGGGGTAATGAAGCGGCTGCAAGCGCCGTGCACCTTTATGTCGGAACCCGGGGCCAAGCGCGCGGCATACGCCCATGAAGAAACGGTGTTGACGACATATCACGCCACAACCGAAACCGATACCGCAAAACTCATTGAGCTGTTGACCGACGCGAAAGCGGACGAACTGTTGGGGCAACCCAACTGCAGACAAATCAAAAACCAGTTATCACAGGAGAGTCCGATATGTCATTTGCTGCCGTAGGTGCTGCCGTTGGGGGCAGTCTTGTTTCAGGGTTGTTCAATCGTAGGTCAAACCGCGCGGCGACGAACGCAGCAAACGCTCAAACGGACGCGGCCAACCGTCAATCAGCAATTGCGGAAGATCAATGGGCCGACTGGAAACAAACCTTCAAGCCGTTGCAGGCTCGGCTTGTTGCCGACGCGGACAAGATTGATTCGCCGGAAGCCTACGCGCGCGCCGGTGAAAACGCGCACGGCGACGTGACGCAAGCCTTCGAGGCGCAGCGGCAAGGGCTGACACAACGGCTCAATTCAATGGGTGTTGACCCGAGTTCAGGGCGCTACGCGACAACGCTATCGCGCATGGGGCTGGCAGAAGCGGCCGCGTCTGCCGGTGCGCAGAACAAAGCGCGCTCCGATGTGACCGACAAGGGCCGCGCCTATCGAATGGACGTGTACGGGCTCGGCAAGGGCTTGCCTGCCCAAGCGTCGGCGGGGTTTGCGAACGCGGGCAATGCGCAGGCGGGCGTGGCGAACTACAACGCCAACTTAGCTTCGCGCAACTCGGCGGGTATTGGCGCGATGTTCCAGAGCGCGATGCCGGGGTTAAGTCGTGCGTTTAGCGGCTGGGGCGGCTCTACGCCGGGCGGTAATGGCGCGGGCGGTGATCTAAGAAACACTTGGGACAGCTAAAGGAAAACCATGAACGGACTTTCAAATATCGGCGGCACCTTCCTTGACGTGAATTCAGGGGTGCAGATGATCAAGAATCAGCAGCGGCAAGACGCGACGCAACAGCAGCAGGACGAAATGTTCGCGGCGCGAAAGGCGCAGATTGCGCGTGAGGCTGAGACGGCGGACGCCGGGCTGTCGGACATGCGCAAGTCGCGGGCTTGGAAAGCTGCCGACGAACAAGCAATGGCCGCTGGCGGTTTCTCGGCGATGATAGACGGGCAGCGGGCGCGCGGCGACTCCGAAGGAATGACGCGCTCGGCTATTGCCGACTACAATGCGACTGAACTGGCGTTCAAAGCGAAGTGGCAAAAGCCACGGCAAGATGCGGAAGCCAAGGCTTTCAAACGCGGGGTGGAGATGCAGCCACGCAAAGACGCTCTTGAGGACTCTGCGCTGGCGCAAGCCGAAGCCAATGACCGGGAAGGTTTGGCCTATCGGTGGTGGCAGATTGCACAGACAAACCCTGCGGAAGCGGTAAAGCTGATATCCGACTCGTCGGTGGCCTTCCCGGGCGTGAAGATCAGCGATATGGCGATGACGGCTGACAAGTCGCAAATCGTGTTCATTGATGACAAGGGCAAGGAAGTTAAGCGCGTGCCTCGCTCCTACTTTGAGGCGCTGCAACGGGCGCGCGCGCCGGCGCCAGAGATTAAAGCAGTCAACCCCGGCCAAAAGCTGGTATCTGTGGGCCGTGATCAAAACGGCTTATCGTCTGCAAGGGAAATGTTTGACAACCCTTCACCGGATCAATTTGGCAGAAGCGAGGACGGTACGGTATTCAACAAGAAAACCGGCGCGGTGACTGGCGGCGGCGGATCACTATCTGGCAATTCTGTCTCCCAAAAAACCCAAGATGCTCGATTCAAAGATCTCAAGTCCATGGCTTTTACTGCCATGGGCGGCAAACTCGACGCCATGGGCCAGATGTCGCTCCCGAAGGACGCGGAGTCCAAATACCTGCGCATGATTGTTCTTGGCGAACAATACATTAAAGGCGGTATGGATACTGGGGCGGCGGCTGATAAAGCTTATCGTGAAATTGAACGCGAAGCGAAGCTAGGACCGGGTGCTGCCGGGCTCTCTGGCGGTGCCGCGCCGACGTCATCGACATCAGCATCGCCATCTGGCACAGATTGGAATTTTCTCGTTCGCCAGTAATTCAATTTAAGGAACCGCCACATGGCCGGTCTTGACTCCGCTGCACCTGATGACTTTATCCGCATCCCTACGGGCGGCGGTCTGTCTGACATTCTCAAGCCAACACCTTCGGCTGAACGTGCTGGTATTTCTTCTTCGCCTTCTCTGGCAAACGCTCCCCCCCCAATTGATATAGCAGCAGAATCAGCTCGAGCAGGCATCCCGCGCGAAGTGCTGGAAGCGCAACGCTCGGGCCGCAAGTTCACGGCGCAACAAGCGCCTGGCGGCGCGATCAATGTGCAGTACATGGATGAAGTGCAACCGGCCGCGCCAATTGCCGCGCCGGCCGCCGCGCCAAAGTGGGCTGACGTCACTCGCTCGACAACGTATACCGGCAAGGATGCGGCTGGCCGTGAGCAATTGCGGAACGCCTACTTTATGGACTTTATCGCGCCCAAGGTGGCGACCGATGACCTTGACGCGGTACGCGCTGGGTTTGACAAGGACACCAAACCGACCACAACGTCCAGCATTTGGGATACAGCCAAACGCGCCGGTAACTTTGCGGCTGACGCGGCCAAGGATGCGTTCGCTTCTGCGCCTGATTCGGTCGTCGACACTAACGCGGTGACAGGCAAGGTTAAAACGGTATCGCCGGGCACTTATTCGGCGGTGGAGTCTGCGTTCAACAAGCTCACGCCAGAACAGGCGGCGGCGCGCGCAAGCACATTGCTGGGCGAATCCAACCCAACACCGTCACAACGCGCCTTCCTTGACGTGTTCGCATCCACAACCGGCCGGATCAACAACACGCCCGATATGCTCGGGCTCAAGCAAGCGGCCAAGCAGGCGGCTGAAAAGATGGGGCCAGTACGTCCGGGCCCGACAATTGACGCCTTGGCGACGGGTGAGGCGGCGCGCTTTGATCAACAAATCAAGGCGGCCGAACAGCGCGCCGCGGCGGTCGACAAACTGCCGGTTTCGCAAGGCGGTGTGCTGTCCGATGGTGTGAACATGCTCGGGCGCGGCGGGGTGGTCGTGGCGCAAAGTGCAGCCGAAGCGGGTAGCCATGTGGCAAAAACACTCTTTCCCGGACCGCTGGGCCAGTTGGCAAGTGTCGGGCTCGAGAAGTTGCAAGCGTCGATCGTCGGTAAACGTGATGACTTCTTTGAACCGCTCAAGGATTACTACACGGCCAACCTATCGCCGGAACAGAAGTTGGCGAGCGAAAAGAAGTGGTGGGATAGCGAAGCTGGTACGTTTGGCGCGGCTTGGCGGGATCCACGCGCCTACTACGGCGGGCTGGTCGAGTCGTTACCGGGAACCATCATCAGCATGGGCCCGGCGATGGTCGTAGCAAAGTCGGCCTATGCCGGCGCGATTGCACGGGGCATGACTGAAAAAGCGGCGGGTACTGCAGCAGCCACGGCGGCGACCATTGCCGGCGCATTTACTGAGGGCGCGCTGGGCGCCGGACAGTCCGGTGCGGAAGTGCGCCAAGTAGTGATGAAGCTCAAGGATGACGTGCTTGATCAGTCTGAGGCGTTCCAGTCGCTACTCGCGTCCGGACTATCGCGCGCGGCGGCGAAAGAAACTCTGGCGAAGGATGCGAGCACGCTGGGCTTTGTGCTCGGCGGGATTGCCACGGGCATATTCGGCGGTATGGGCGATCGGTTTATGGCGCGCGCGTTCACCAGCGGCGCGACCGGCAATATCATCACGCGGATTCTCAAAGGAGGCTTTGCCGAAGGTGTGCTTGAAGAACTGCCACAAAGCTACCTGTCGAAAGTTGGCGAGAACATCGCCATCAAGAAAGCCAACCCGAACCAAGATATTGCTGACGACGCGCTAAATCAAGGGCTCGGCGGGCTTGCGGTCGGTGGCGTAATGGGCGCCGGATTCGGCGCGGCATCTAGGCGCGACAAATCCAATGCAGAACAGGCCAAACCAAAAGGTGCGGCCGACACGGGCCCGGTGGATTCGTCCGTGCTGGACGAGCTCGCCAATGAAGCTGCGACCAGTCCAAGCAATGATCGATCAGAACCATACAAGAAGGGGCACGTCACCTTCCAAGGACTTAACATCGCCGTGGAGAACCCGGTAGGATCTACCCGTTCCGGCGTTGATGATGACGGCAAGGAGTGGTCGAACACTATGGCCAGTCACTACGGCTACATCAAGGGGACCGAGGGCCGCGACAAGGATCACATCGATACCTTCATCGGGCCGAGCCCGGCGAGCGAAAAAGTATTCGTCATTGATCAGAAAGACGCGAAGGGCGGGTTCGATGAGCACAAGGTGATGCTCGGGTTCAATACCCAAGCCGAAGCCGAAGCTGGGTACAAGGCTAACTACGCCGAAGGCTTTGACGGTATCAAGTCGATCACCGAGGCGTCTACGGGCGAGTTCAAGGCATGGCTCAAGGACGGCAACACCAAGCAGCCGTTCGCGTTTGTCGACGCCAAGATGCAGCCGCGCGACCGCGATCGTGCTGCCTCGGTGGCGCAAATGCAGGGTATTGCAAACAATCCAGATTTTGACCGCCTGGCACAAGCGCCTTCTCCGGAAATGGGCGCGCCGGTGGTGTCGATCAAAAACGACGCAGCCAGCATTCCAGACGCACAGCTTGGTAGCAAAGGTCGGATGACGTTCGATAATGGCATCAAGCTGCCATTTCAATATGCGGTAGTCGACGCAGATACCGTTATTGCGTCCAACTCGGCAGATGGTCGTTCAAACATCGCCTACAAGCAAGAGAAGGCTGACGGCTCGATTGTTGCCCTGACGAACGGCCGTGTGGCGGGTTTGCAGCAGGCGCATAGCAACGGCACCGCGGCAAAGTACCTGCAAGACTTGACCGAGCAGGCGCAGACGTTCGGCATTTCTGCCGACGTCATCGCCTCACTCAAGAGCCCAATTCTGGTGCGCGTCTATCCGGACCGCTTCAACCGCGAGATTCGCAACATTGGCGCGCTGTCGAACGCTGGCGGCGGTCTAAGGCTGTCGAACGCGGAACAGGCAGCTGACGACTCCGGAAATTTCAAGAACTTCAACGGCCTCATTACCAACGATAACGGCGATATCAATCTCGACAAGAGCGCGGCATTTATTCGTCGCTTTGTTGCGTCAGTTCCTGCCGTTGATCGAAACATGGTGATGGCGACGGACGGCAAGATTAGCGCGACCGGTATTCAGCGCATCAATGCCGCGGTGTTTGCCAAGGCATACGGAACGGGTCCGCAGCTCGAGCGTGTGCTGGTGTCGAACGAGGACAATGTACGCCGGTTCAGTACCGGCATGAAGATTGCGGCGCCCGACGTGGCTAATATGGTCACTCGCATGGAGGACGGCAAGCTCGACAAGACGCTCAACATCATGCCGGACTTCACGTTAGCCGTTGAAGAATTCTCACGGTTACGTGACGAGGGCATTTCGGTTGCGGACCAACTCAGTCTAGGCTCCTTGCTGGGCAAGCAATACTCCGACGAAACCGTGCAACTGCTGGAGGCCATGGCGGAATTGTCGAAAAGTCATCGCAAGGTGGCTGAATTTCTGTCAGGCTACGCCGAAGCGGTTGAGAGTCTTGGCAATCTGGAACAAGGCGGCATGTTCGATGAGGGGCCGAAGGCAACTAAATCAGGGCTGATTAAATCCACACTTGAGAAAATCTATGGCAAAGACGAAACCGAAAACGCTACCACGCAAAGCAACGCCGGGACTGTTCCGGCTGGCCAACCAGCTGGAAAAGAACCCGCAGCTACGCAAGGCGCTGACACAGGTGCTGGCGAAAGCAAAGGCGCAGAAGAATGGCTAAAGTTCTCGAAGTCGCTAGGGGTGCCGCGTGCGCAGATGCCACAAATAAAGGGCGCAGATCGCCCCGCGCTTCTTGAGTTTCTTGATGCGCGGGGCATTAGCCATAAGAATGAAGTTGTTGAGGCTGCGAGTCTCGTCGCAACACAGTCGGAATACTCGCGCAACAAGGTAGACGACTTTGCGGCGGGCGGTGCGCGCGGTGGCCGTGCTGTTATGGTGTCGTCTGACGGTTATGTGCTTGACGGCCATCATCAATGGCTTGGGCATGTTGAGCGTAACGAATCTATCCCGACCATCCGCATTAACACGCCAATTCGCAACCTGCTTAAATTGGTGAATCAGTTTCCCGGCGCGAAGCGTTCGTCAGGTGGATCTGCGGTATTGGTTGCTACGATTGATGGTCGACCATACACCAAGCTCGACAACTTCAAGCCGCCAAAACAGGCGGCATTCATGCCTGCCGATGTGCTGCAGCAAGTCGACGAGTATGTAGGCAAGTATTACGTTGACCGGCCACCAGTTGCATTGTCGAGCGCCGACCGTGCCAAAGCGGAGGCGTTGTTGCGGCCAATCATTACAAGTGCCATCGCAGATAAGGCAGGGTTCGATCAAAAGATTATTGATATCGTGCAAGCTACCGGCGCTGTTGGTCAGATGTTGGCCGATGTAAAAGGGATTAAGCGCGCGGCGGAAAAGCTGGCGCTTGAAGAAGGTTTCGACGTGGGCGGCATGAAGGACATGCTGCGCTCTACAATCGTAGTGGAAAGCTATTCGGATGCTCAGCGCGTATTGAGCTCAATAGAACAGCAGTTCAAACTGCTGCGCGATCCAAAGAACCGAACCGGGTCAGTTACCATTACGTCGCGCGGAAAGGAAATAAAGACTGCATCGCCCACTGATACTGGCGGCTACACGGACTTGTTGCTGAACGTCGTTCTGCCATCCGGCGTGATTGCGGAGATTCAGATTAACGTAGGCGAAATGCTGTCTGCGAAGTCAGGGAGTGGGCACAAACTTTACGAGGCGGCGCGCGAGGCTGGCAAAGATACGCCACTTGGGAAGGAAATTTATGCGGCAATGATGGGCTTCTACGATGCCGCTTTAGCAGCGCATCAGTCGCGCGCTGCTGCTGCAAGCAACCCAGCAGGGTTATCGCTAAATGATATTCCACCAGCTGGGGCGCCCGCTCTGCCCGGTGCCATGAGGGGGCGAGGGCCTAAGAATTTGCCGTCATCCGACAATTTGAACCAGCCGTCTTTTGGAAACTCTACAAACCAGTCACCGCCGAAGGTTGGTACGAACTCACAACCTGGGGGGAATTTATCTGGAATTGGTCTCATTTCAAATGACTCCTTATCTAATGTTGACAGTATAGCAGAAACCAAGTATGGCGCAAACAATAAAGTAGTGTCGATTGCCGACGCCGAGGCGGCGCGCGCCTTCCTCAAGTCGAAGTTGCGCCAATTGAATTCGGGCATGGATCCCGAGCAGGCCGCAGCAGCAATCAAACTAGCCGCGTTCCATATCGAGGCCGGCGCACGTTCGTTTGCCGCGTTCTCGAGGGCCATGATTGCAGATTTGGGGCAAGTCATTAAGCCCTACCTGAAATCGCTCTACCAAAACGTGCAGTCGCAATCGCTATTCGATGACGGCCCGAAGATGGAGGGGCCGAAAATGTCCGCGCTGAACGACAAGGCGCTGCACCAGTCAGCCAGCGCAACGCCCAAGGCGGTGAGGTCTGCCCCGGTGATCGCCAAGGCGGCGCAAAATGCGTTTGACTTTGACGCCCCAGCGGTAGAGAATAAACCAGATGAGACACTTCCCCGAAATGATCAAGCAGGCGATGAAGGACAAAGCGCCAGCACTCCATCAGCAACTGACGGCGGCGGGAACACTCGCCCAGCACGCGGCGGATCTGTCGGAGGAAATGTCAGACGAAATCGGGTCGATGACAATTCTCTCGGCAAATCAGGCGATCGCCAAGAAGCCGGAAATGACGGGGCTGGAACGGATCCAAACTTGGGATCAGGCCAAGCGGCAAGCGACCGAACTGGTGCTG